GTTGTTATTAGGGCTCTTATGTACATAAGTTACGTTTCCATCTCTTCCACGAACACCATATCTAACATAACCTGCACCATACCAAGAATAATCAATATAAAACATTTGCATTTTTGCTAAATCTAATACCATGCCAGATGGACCTGTTCCATCCATTTTGTCAATATTCCATTGTGATTGAGGAATTTTAGTATCTACAGTTCTTGAAATTATAGCAAAAGGAGTTGTTGTTCCTCTATATGAAGGTGTGATTGTCATGCTTGTATCACTTTCAATACTTTGAACTTTATAAGATACCCCGCGAATTACAACATAATCACCAACATCTAATTGTCTTGCAAAAAATGTTGGGAATGAAGAATCTGTTTGTGTAATTGTATTTGAACCGTTTGTGGCAGTTATTCTACCAGAAATTTGAAATGTTGAGTTTCTACGAACTACATAAAGTTCTTGACCATTAAATTCAAAAAATAAACCATTTTGATTGTCAAAAATACCTAATTTGTTTGAACATCCGTACCATGAAACAATTGCTGCGTAATATGGTCCTTGACCAACAGATGTTGTTGGAACCGTTGGAACTACATACTCAAATTTATTATATCCAGTTATAGATGTTACTGTAAATTCACCATTATACACAGGATCGAAACATCCAGACATTCTAACTACTACCCCTGGTTGTAAATTGTGCTGATCTTTTGTTTGAACTGTTACTACTTGTCCAACTGAAGTAATTGAATCAAGTTGAAGATTTGGTTTTAAAATTGTTCCTGAAGACATTTGCATACCTTTACCTGATTGGTAACGGAAATAACGTCTTGTTTGACGAATTGCCTGCTCATTATTTGAGTTAGCATTTGCTGAAAATACTACACCACCATCAAATGGTCTATGTAAAAATTGTGCTTTTGGAACTACATAAACTATTGCTGATGAAGCAACCAGTGTTCCAGTTGGTGCTGCTAGTGTATAATATGTAAATTGAGTTGGACTTGTAATTGTACAAACTGGAAATGTTCCATTAGGTGCATTTGTTGTAGCAGTTGTTCCAACTATATTTACTTCGTTTCCAATTGCTAAACCGTGAGGAACTGTTGTTGTAACAGAAATTGCTTGGCCAGCATAAGACATTGTTGGTGCTCCACCAATTGCTGCTCCTGTGTAAACTAAACCTGAATAAATAACTGTTTTGTTTGTATCAAGAATAGATGTCACACCACTTGAGTTTACTGCTCTACCAGTGTAAGTAAATGTACTTGTTCCTCCACCAGTTTCTACTGTAAAGTTTCCATTTGCAATTGAAAGATATGTGTCATAAACAGAAATTGATGTTCCATTTGCTGGTGCTGTACCACTTGATAATGTAACTGTCACAGTTCTTGAACCTGTGTTCATTGTTATTGCTGAAACGTTTGGAACTGGTGATGGTGATGTATATGAAAATGGTCTTTGATTTATTAAACCAAGGTTTTCCCATTTTGAAACTTGTGGACCGTATTCAAAGTCAGTATCAATAAGTGCTTGTGGAGTTGTTACTCTAAGTTTGTTTGTAGGATCTAAGTATGATTCTGATGGAGTAAATCTTTCTTCGTATTCATCAACAAGGATAGATAATTTATCTGTTGATGACATTGCTGCTGTATTATAATTTAATACAACTGTTGTTCTATCGTTCATGTTTGCATCTACTGATGCTGAGACTGTGCCTCTTAAACTTGGATCTGAAAAATTATAAATTACAATGTTTCTAGTTACGTTAGTTATTAAAACTAATCTTTCTGCTGTTACATATTGAGGAAATGTTACTGTTTTCGTTGCTGGGTTAAACGTATAACCTGTTTCAAATATTACTTTTCTTGCCATTTGTTAGCCTCCCAGCATTATATCTGTTGCTTTGAACGGATATATCCTGTTTCTTGTAGTTGTTGCCGAACCCATCATTATCCTAGCATCGAACGTTGATCCAGCGGGTGGTCTTTCTGAAAATGCAATGTACCCTTCTGAGTCTATCATAAATCCGTCTCTAGGAAGCATTGACTGCCAGACGTATTCGGGAAAGTCTACTGTTTGTATTATACCATTAATCGTAAGTAATAATCTGAAGGGGTTATTAATATTTACCACTTCTCCTCTATATGTTGGATAGAATCTACTTTCTATACCATCAAATTTCCATTTTAAATCATCTAGTGGAATAATATCGTCATCTACAAATAAAGATATCTTATTATTAACATCATCATAATTTACAGATACCCCCGCAGTTGACGCACTTGCAAATAAAGAAGAAATTAAGTCTTGAATAAACTCTTGTCCAGAAGATCCATAGTTAATATATTGTGCAGAGGCCCCTACTTTGCTTAGGTATTCTGACGAAGCACCTGCCTTGCTTAAATAATTTGTAGATGCTGTAGTATTTGATAAATAGTTTGTTGAAAGATTGTTTGACAAAGTTGTTAAAGAAGAACTAATGGCATTTACAGAAGCACTATTAGAAGTAGTAAAGTTAAATAATTCAGTAGATGTTGCAAATGATGCTGAGGCAGCAATTAATTCTGTTAAGTCAGTATGTGTGTGATCTGAACCACTTATTTGAGAATCGGCGTCTACCCATAGCAAACCAATCTTAGGATCTGAAGGTGATGCTGATGAATAGGCAACATATGTATAGTTACCAACATTAGTTATATCATTTACAGGAATCCATTGTGACCCAGACCACACATACGCTGGTCTAGTAGTTAAGGATATAGTTGCTGATGCCATTATGCACCTTCTCCTGGAACTGTGTCTACAATAAATCCTTCATCTTCTGGTCTTACTTCGCCAGGAAACCTAGGAAAATCAACGTAGGCAGGAAATTCTGTGTTGGCTGGTAAATCCCTTAGTGCTCTTCTATAAGTCGTCCATTCAGCCCTTAATTCCTCTGTAATGGGTGCGTCTGCTATCTGAGTCCAATCACAATTTAATAATCTTCTATTTCTAGACTGTCTTAATTCTTCCCATCTAATAACATTAGTCTTTTCAAAATTTATAATTTGATCTACTTTAAGATCTAATTCTTCATCAGTATATTCAATTGGATTTCCAAGAGAATCATAACTTATGTTATTAATTAAATTAGTTCTAGCAATTTCTCTTAGTTCTATTTCTTTTTCAGTCATAATTAAAATGAAGTAGGATTAGTAAAACTAAATCTTACTATAACTACCCCATTACCCCCTCTTCCCGCTGAACCTGTTGGACTTGCATGTGATCCGCCACCGCCGCCACCTAAACCATCTGTTCCATTTCCTGGTGTTACGTTTGGACTATGGCTTGCACCAAGTCCTCCACCACCAATTCCACCTTGAGCACTTGCAGTGTGACCGTGTCCGCCACCGCCTCCTGCGTAATGTGTTGCTGTACCAGTAATGCTATTTACTAGACCTGGTCCACCTGGTCCACCATTATTTCCACTAACGGTAGTTCCAACACCACCTGCACCACCACCTCCGCCGCCACCCCAACTTGAGTGATGATATCCATGTCCACCAAAATTTCCTTGATCTAACTGTTTACCACCACCGTGACCCCTTCTTTCTCCAATTGTGTCTCCACCACCAGAAGAGTTTCCCATTGCAGCACCACCACCTGAACCACCAGGAGTACCATTACCGTAAGCACATTGATAGTTACCTCCACCACCGCCACCTATAGCCAATAAATGCATAAATCTTGAATTACCACCTGGAACTCCTGGGGCAGCAGAACTATATGGGCCAGATGCACCACCTGCACCAACTGTTATTGGAGTACTAGCCGAATCTACTAAAATACCAGACTCGTAAATATAGCCACCACCGCCACCGCCGCCACCATGATGATTTCCTCCACCACCTCCACCACCAATTATTAATACATCTGCATATGCACCAATAAATGGAGATAAGTCTACGTTTTGTGATCCAGTATTTGTAAATGATTTGTGTGCAAAAAAACTTGCACCTGAAGCATATGTGGTCCATCCATAACTTTGAATCCATTGAGTAAATGTTGGACTAGCACTAAATATTTGTGCTTTTGGAACACCTTGATTAATTTTTGTTGTAACAAATCTATATAATGCTGGATTTGCTCCAGCAGGCAATACGCTTGCTAGTTCTGAAGAGGAAAAATTATCTGGCATTATCCAATACCTCCTGCGGAATAAACAATTTGAGTTCTAATAACAACTATACCAGTTGCACCATTGCCACCCCGAATACCATTACTATGACCACCACCGCCACCGCCACCGCCACTATTTGGAGCAGCATTAGCATGATCACTAACCCAAGATGACTGTTGTAATCCTAAACCTCCGCCACCAAGTCCACCAGAACCACTATAGTATGAATGATTCCACCCACCACCACCGCCAGCAAACCAACGTGTATAACCTAAAATTGTATTTGATAAACCAGTTCCACCTGGCCCACCGTTTTCGTTGCCAGTTCTTTGTACTCCTACTGAACCAGCACCTCCACCACCGCCACCAGGATATGCTGGACTAGAATGCCAACCTCCACCACCATGATTTCCTTGACCAGTCACTGCATAACCAGGAGTTGATCTTTGACTGTTTGATCGCCAACTAAAATTATCACCGTTACCACTAGAATGTCCAATTGCTCCTCCGCCACCAGAACCTCCAGGAGCACCAGAACCAACATTGCTATAAGTTCCTCCACCTCCACCGCCAATTGAAACAATATCGTCAACAACTGAGTTTGCACCATTAGCACCCATTATATTTGAATTGCCAGATATAGCACCTATACCACCTTCACCAACTGTAATAGATATACTAGATTTATTAAAAACTTTTGTTGTTAAACGATAACCACCTGCACCGCCACCACCACCGTGTTGTCCACCGCCACCGCCACCACCTGCAAGACAGAAAACATCAAAAGTATTTTTTTCAAATGGTGTTATAGTTGTTGTTTGTGTCCCAGCAGTAGTAAATTCTTTATATGCATAAAATGCATTTGATTGAAAATATATTTTCCATCCAAGTGATTCTAAATAATTTAAATAACTTATACCATTATATGTTTTTGTTCTAGTAAAATCATTTTGCATTGCATAAGAGAAATATATATATACCCCGCTAGTATTTCCATTTTTTAATAATGCAGTAACATCATCAGAAGTATAAATCTCTGGCAATTAAATCGACCCCGCTGGGAAAGATAGTGGGAATCTTACTACTACTACTCCAGATCCGCCATTTCCACCAAAGAAGGATGTTGTCCAACCGCCACCGCCACCGCCGCCAGTATTTGCTACACCATCAGTTGCTTTATATTGATTTGTTCCACCAAATCCACCGCCACCGTTTCCACCGTTTCCACCAGGGTTTGCTTCACCACTTCCACCGCCACCGCCACCTGCATAAAATTTAGTTACACCAGTTATTGAATTAGATAATCCACCGCCACCTGCTCCACCTCTATTTCCAGTTCCCCAAGTACCATCACTTCCAGGACCACCTGCACCTCCACCTCCACCACCTACGTGATTGTTATCATGTCTTCCACGTCCACCATTATTTCCTTGTCCAGAAGTTCCTGTTCCACCATTACTGTAAGTACTACCACTTACACCAAGAGATCCTCCACCACCTGATCCACCTGCTACTCCATCATAAACTCCAGACCATGCACCTCCAGCACCTCCACCAATGGAAGTAATTGTACTAAATACAGAGTTTTGACCATTTGTACCTCTTGTATTTGATACGTTATTACTTGTTCCTCCATTTCCAACTGTAACTGTTACGTTACCACTTACTGCAAAGTTTGTTTCTAATCTATATCCGCCTGCACCTCCACCACCTGAGTGATGTCCAGCACCTGCACCTCCACCTGCAACAACAAGTACGTCAGCATTAGTTCCATTAAATGGACCAGCATTCCATGTTGTTGTACCACTTGTAAATTCTTTGTAAGCATAATAATTTCCATTTGTATCTCTATATGTTGTATAACCATTTGAAGCAATATAATCTAAATAAGCAGTACCAGATAATATATTTGCTTTTGATTTACCCTGGCTAATTGCCCATGCAACATATGAAAATGTTGCGGGTGGTGAACTAATTGGAATTATACTTGCTAGTTCTGAGTATGAAAATAAAGTTTGACCTACTGAACTACTTCCTGTAGTTCCTCTTATACTATTGATAGCCATTAGACTATTTCTCCTCCAAATAAAGATATTGCAATGTTTGGAGCACCAAATACTATTATTTTATCTCCTGATGTCAGTGTTAAACCTAAAGTCAATGATATTTGATCTCTTGCTAAAATACCTGGTCCCCACGCTATATAGTGTTTTCTACTTAAAGTTTCTCCATCTTTAACTACTGCTACAAAAAATGTTCCGTCTACATCTGAGCAGTTTGTTACTGTTATTGTAGATATTAAAGTTTGTGTGCTTGGAGATGCTGGGCATGTATAGGCAATTGTTTGTGGAACGTATGCAACGCTAGCACCAACTGTTGCTGCTGTTACTACGTTGCTTGCAGTTACTGGGTATGTAAAAGAAGTATTATTTGGTACTGTAGAAACATTTTGATTGCCATTAAATGTTGCATCAATACCTGTAACTGTTACATAGTTTCCTTCAATAATATTATGTGATGTTGCTGTTGTTAAAGTCACAAGATTGCTTGTTAAATTTCTAAATGAAATGGCTCTTGATTCGGTAGTTAAAAGTACTTGACCTAAAATCTTTAAAGTTTTTACTTGTGGCATTTATACTCCCATAAGCAGTAGCGTATCAAATTCAAAACCGCCGCTGCTACCACCTGTTGTGTCAACCCAGGTACTTCCATTATACACTTTCAATATTGGTGCCTCTGTGTCTGTTGTGTCGATCCAAAGTTGTCCAATTGCAATTCCTGAAGGTGATGCTGAGTTAACTGCTATATTTGGTTCGTATGTAGTAGATGCTGCTGTTACTGTTAGATATGTTGCTGAAGCATTGGCGGTAGAAAGAATATTCATTATATTTTGATTTGTAAATTGAGTAGAAGAAGAATTATATGCTAATACCTGATTATTTGAAGGGGAAGCAATAGTAGTATCTATAAGACTATTTAAGTTTGTAATTGTAGAAGATATTGTTAATGTATTTGTAGCACTTGCTGCATTTAAAGTAATGCTTGTTCCTGCTTCTATATTTATATTATCAAAATCTGAATCTGCTAATATTTGTTGTGTTGCTGGAGTTGTTGTAATATATCCAAATCCATGAGGATTAACTATTCCAGTACCTAGATAATCATTACTATCTACCCAGACTGTTCCTACATCTAAAGCACTAACGTCTGGTTGGGTTGGCTGATATAGTACTGCATCATTTCTTGTTTGGGTAATTGGAACCCAGTTTGTACCATTCCAAACATATGCTGGTCTAGTAGTATCTAGTATTTGTGCCGAAGACATAATTGTTAATAACTCCTTTAATTAAATTAGATACTATGAAACTCTATTTACATATCCTAAAACTGATACAAGGTTTGCACTAGCGGCAAACCCTCTTACAACTGCTGAATTATTTAATGGTAGGCCAGGAACAACTAGTACTAAGCCAGATTCTCCAGGAATATTTAATTCTATTTGATCTTTTTCTGCAGTACCACCAAACTCTACGGTAAATTTTACACTTGTAGATGCTGAGTTATCTGCATATAACCATACTTCGTCTAAACCAGTTATTCCAGGTTGCGATGTATGTATTAGTGTTCCAGGTGTTGATGTTGCTGCAATTAATGTTGATGCCCCATTTATAGAAGAACCAAGAAAAGTTTTTGTAAAAGTAGCCATATTTACCTCTTTACCATTGTATCATTTTTTCTAGGATATGATATTTTTAACTCATCAAGTCTTTTAGCAGCATGA